TCCAAAAATTACAAAAATAGCTAATAAATTACATAAAATATTCAAGGAAAAATATATAGTATACTACGAGAAAGGTTACTTTCCATCTTAAAAACAAAAAAAATTAATATTTATAACCAAAAATTATGGGACAATTAGATTCAATAATATTTGGTGATAAAAAATTCTCTGATATTCTTCATGAGATATATGAAAACCAAACAAAGAAAAAAGAACAAATTTCATCATTAATAAGTGAATTAAAACCCTTAATTCAAGAAATTGGAGATGCTACTTTAATAGTACCTTTAATAAAAGAGTATTTAGAAATAGGGGTAAAAAATGATGAACAATTAATTAAAATGGCTACTATTATTCAAAGAGCTGTTAATAATACTAATGATGAAGGAGAATTTGGTATAACAGAAGAAGAAAAAGCTGAATTATTAGCAGAAATGGATAAATTAGAAAGAGCAAATAAAGAAAATAAAAATAATGGTTAAAATTCCAACAGGTTTAAGTTCATTAGGACCAAAACCATCTACACCACAACAATCTCCAGACATAATTCCAGTGAGAGTAAAATTTGTTTCCTTAAATGGAGATGATTATCCATTAAATTGGAAAGAATATGGAGAATATGCTGGTATGGGAGGAATATTATTTGAAGAATTAACTAATCCTGGAAACCAATCATTAGAATCTTTAAGCTTTGCAAAACCTTTATATTCTAATATTAAATTTTTACCATTAGTAAATGAAATTGTTTATATAATAACGTTACCAAACCCAACTTCAACACAAAATTTAAGTAGTGGAAAAGAGTTTTATTATTTTCAAACAGTTAATATTTGGAATAGTATTCACCATAATGCACTCCCAAACCCTCTAGCAAACGACCCATCAAATGCTCAAAAATATGAAAGTACTGAAGCTGGTATTGAAATACAATCTGATGTACCTATTAGTGATATAAATTTAGGATTAACATTTCAGGAAAGAGTAGGAATTAGAAATTTACAACCTTATGAAGGTGATATTTTAATTGAAGGAAGATGGGGTAATACTATAAGATTTGGTAGCACTGTTAATAATAGTACACCCCCAAATCCTTGGTCTAATAGTGGGGTTAATGGTGAACCTCTTATTATTATAAAAAATGGTCAAACAGAAACAAGTGATGATCCATGGGTACCTCAAGTAGAAAATATAAATACAGATAAATCATCAATATATTTAACATCTAATCAAACTATCCCTATAGAAGCATCTAGTACTGATTATAAATCATACTCAGATTCATCACAAACCCCAACTATACCTAATGAATATAATGGTTCTCAAGTTATTGTAGATTCAGGTCGTTTATTATTTAATGCAAAAAGTGATCACATCTTACTTAGTTCTGAACGAACAATTTCATTTGGTGCAAAAAAAGGTTTTAACTTTGATACTCCTTCTAATTTTGTTATACAAGCAAAAAAACAAATAATGTTAGGAGATAAAAATGAAAGTAAAACTGAACCATTAATATTAGGTGACAAATTTTTAAAAGATTTTCAAAAATTATTAACTAATGTTATTTCATTATCATCAGCTTTAGGTACCGTAGGTACACCTATTCCTTTTGTACCTAATGTAGCTGTTGCTCAAACTGCAACAAAAGTAGGGTTACAAGCTCAAACTATGTTAACTTCAATTGAATTTTATAAATCTAAAACAACAAGAACTTTATAATGGCTCTATCAGGATTTATATCAAAAATAGTACAAAGTGTAACTAGAACTACATTTCAATTTAATAAAACATTAGATGTATTAATAGATAGATTTAAGGATGCCTGTCCTTCTACTGAAGAATTAAGATCATTAATTAACCAAAAAAATGAAATAAATGGTGCTTTACAACAAATAGAACAAAAAATAGCAACATTAAATAAAGTAGCCCAAGGTGCTGAAATAGCAGTAACAGCTTTAAAAGCAGGAGTAACAATTATAAAACAACTTCCAATTCCTACATCAGTTCCTCCAGGTATAGGTATTCCTGTAAATATAATTAATAATTTTTCTGATGCATTGGATAATTTAGGAACGTTAATAGATAAAGAAGATGCTTCTATAGATACTATTCCAGAAGCACTAGATATCATTAGTAGTGATGTTGGAGAAGTAATTACTAAATTAAATGAATTTAGTGTAGCATTAGATAATTGTTTACAACAAGATCCTAATATTAATCAAGATGATTTAGATTCATTAACAGCAGATACTACAAATTTTGTAGGAGTATTAACTAATGAACAATTAGAAGAAATATTAACTACCCCACCAGGATTATTATATGGTGATTATTATTTAAGATTAGAATTCTTACCTTCAGATTTTTCATTTAATAAAAAACAAGTAATAGCTCAAAATAAAGAATCTGTTATAGATGGGGAATTTTATAATCCAAATGTTTCTGTAGAAGAAATTTTAGGTAATGAATCTTTTTCATCGTCAAATACTGTTTTAGTTGATGAAGTGAAGTGGTTAATTGATACTAAAGATTTAATCTTCCCTCCACCCCCACCACAAGAAGACCCACTTAAAGCTATTTTTAAAGAAGGACAAATTGCTATATTAATGGCAATTTATGGAGCTAGTAGAGAAGAAGCGGATGAATTATATGAATTAGCTTGGGAATTATCCCAAAATAAAGGTCCAACTGCTTTTTATTATGATACACTAGTTCAAGAGGCATTTGATAATTCAAGAACTATTTTAGAACAAGCTGTAGCAAATGAAGGATTTGAATGGCAACAAGGTGATAGAATATTAGATTCAACTATTAAAACTTTATTCTTAGCTGATTTTGATGGAACAGAACAACAAATACAAGGTGAAATTTCACTAATAAGAACAGCCGCTAATAATTTATTAAAAAATGCTAATGAATTAGGGGGTAATTATAATCCAACATCAAAAAGATGGGATGATGATGGTGCTTTTTTTACAGATGATCTAACAGGTAGACTTTTTCCTTTCTCTGAAAGATTAGCTTTAACAGCAGAAACTCAATTTAGTGATGCTACTATTGGAAGTGAGTTTGTTAGTTTAAGACCTGAAATGGCTAAAAGAAAACCATTGTTTCAAGCCATTTTTGAAATTGCAAATTATAAATTTTTAGCAGGTAGACCTTATAATTTTAATGATCCTTTAAAAGATTATTTTAAATCTAAAAATCAAGGTTATAATCAACCTATTATTAATGAAATTCCAATAAGTGGAAATGCTAATGAAGCAATTACATCACAAGAATTAAATGATATATATCAATCTGAAATATTTTTAGCTGAAAATTATTTATTTCAAAATGTTATTGGACCTGATTTTACAGAAACCCCTAATGGTTTAACATTTGAACAAATAAAAGCATATTCAAAAACTCAAATTTTCTTAAAACTTAAAAGTGTATTAGGAATAAATTGGTATAACGCAAATGCTCAAACAGCATCAGAATTACCTTTTTGGTCACCTGGGGGAGCTAATCCTAATTCTAGTGCATTTAATCAAAATAATGTAAATAATGGTTTAACACCATCTGATAAGTGGTATTTTGAATTTGGTAGAAATGGTTTAACAATACCTACTGGGTGATAATTGATATAAAAACATAAGATATTAATATTTATAATAAAAATAGAAATGAAATTAACAGAATTAAAAAAGATATTAAAAGAAACTGTAAGAGAAGTAATACAAGAAGAATTAAAAGATATCCTTTTAGAAGCAGTTAAATCACCAAAGATGGTTACAACATCTCCT